ATGCCTTCGTGGTCGGTATAGACACGGGAAAGCATGCGCTCGGTCAGGGAGATGAGACGGTTGACGCTTCGGTACTTGCCAATGAGGGAAACCCAGGGAACGAGTTCTCCATACTGTTCAAGCCAGTCAGTAAATTTGTCGCTGTTCTTGCTGGTCGTCTCCGGTGCCGGGATGTTCATGTCCGCGCACGCCTTCCGTAGCTGGGGAATGGAGAGTTTCTTCTCCAGCGGGATGGCTTCCTTGTACTGCTCCCTCGCTTCGTTCAGGATTTCCAATCCCTCTTCAATAGCCTCACGGTTGGTAGGTACTCCCCTCCAACCCATCATGCAGGTATTTAACCAGCACTCACGTTCGTAGTCGGGCCAGAAGCGTTCGAACTTATCCCAGACGGCAAGGCAGTAGTAGGAGTCGCCTGCCACGTATTCCTTCATATCGTCGGGGATTACGTCAAGGGTTCGGAAGTCCACGCCCTCAGCTTTGGCTCGCACCTCCTTGCTAATCTCAATGCCCCATATCTTGGCCACAATCTTCGATAGTGCGCCATATATGGACAGGTAGTTGGCCGCGGCGCGTGAACATACCCATGCGTTGAAGGGAGTACGGAATCCGGGGGTTCCGGGGGTTCCGGTACAGCCTGGGGCTTTCAGGCCGAACAGGTAAACGGCATAGTCGAAACTGGCGTTAAAGGACACGAGGGTTTTGCCCTTGGTAGTCTCTGCCCAGTTGAAATCCTTGGGATGACCTACCCAGCAGTACTTGCCGTCATACGCCGACATGATGTACGCGTCAAACTTTTCGTGGGTGCAGTAGGACCGGGCATCCATGCAGGTCATGGAGTAATCCCCTTCGTAAAACGTTTCGAAGTCAATGGCCAGAGTATCGCCCGTCAGCTTTGTCTGGTCATCCGTGATTTCCATTTCGTAGCCCGGAATCTTCGGCAGTGAGAATGTATTATCCATTAGTCGTTCTGGTTAAGGTGTTTCTTAGCGTCAGCGTAGCATTCGTAAGGAGTAACGCCGGAAAGGTTTTCTTTGGTTCGTTCCTTAAAATACTTGAGGGCATAGAGCATACGCCTGCGTATCTGGTCTTCCTTCTCAAATGCGGCATAGTTTACTGCACTGCTATCAACCGCTTCGTTCAGGACAGCCGTAAAGAGACGGGCGGCAAGAACCGCAATGTCATAGGCTTCCTTAGCCCGTTCCGTTTCATCCTCTGCCTCCTTATATTCTTCAATCTCCCATTGCAGGTGACGAAGGAGGTCAGAGGCAGATTCGACGAGACCCATTTGCTTAAAGGTCCGGTCCACGTAATCAGCGAGTGTGGTGCAGGATATGGCGAGGTCGTTCATGAGTTTAGTGTTTGAGGATTTCTTGGATGCGGTCGTTAGGTTCGGGGTCAATATCATCAGGGCCTACCATAAAGACCCGACCCTCCTTATTCTCTACAAGGAACTTATAATCAGCTCCCTGTGGGGTAGTTACCACGGTTATGGGTGCTGTGCCTTTGAGGAACATTTCGTCGCCGGGGCACAACAGCATGAAGGTTGGGAGGATAGCAATCTGTCGAAGCCACTGCTCCATGACCTTGTACTGCGCGGCGACCACCGAAGACTCAGTATTGAATTCATAAGGGGCAGAGGAAGTCCCGCAGAAGGGACAGGTCAGATACATGACAGCCTGAAATGAGGTAGCCTGCGTTCTGGTCTCGAACTGTATGTGGCTCTGGTGGCAGTAGGGGCAGAGGCGAGGAACGCTGATAAGCGGAATCCCGTCGTTGGAATAGAGGGTTATGTCGTCGTCTTTCATGCGCTTATTTGAACAAGGTGAGAATTACGATAAATTCAATGATGCACCACAGGATGAATATAATATTCTGAATGAAGCTCTCGCATTCGAAGTCAGCTCTTTCCACCAGGGTTACGATGACACAGGTTATCATGGCTAGCCCCATGCAGGTGTGAAGAAGGAGAAGGAACGGACCAACCCCGGAAGCCCATGCGATAAGAACCGTGAGAAGGGTGTAACATGCGAACGGGGCGAAATTTCTCAGGTAAGCTTCAATAAATTCTTTCATGATTGGTTTAGTCTTAGTGGGTTTAGATAAGGGAGCATAGTAAGAAGAAGATGATGAACCACAGGAGATTGATGACTCCTTGGTGCCACCATCCATCCGTACCTAGGGTTTGCTGGTAGAAGAATCCGCCAATAATAAGTGGGAGAAGGATGACGATAATGAAGATTGTGAGCAGGATTTCTGACATGGTGCTTAAAGATTGTTAATGAGTTACAGCCCAATAAGCTTGTGGAGAAGAAGGAGTATGAGACCTAAAGGGCCCTGGTCCCACCACCCGTCCATCCACAGGGGGTTTCCGTAGATAAGGGCCCCAACGGATATGAAGGATATGAGCAGGATGGCGATAACAATGGTACTCAGGAAGTTAATCAATGTCTTCATGGGATTCAATTAGTACATGGCTTCCTCGGCTTCCTGCATGTCGATAATCCAATCAAGGGAGTCAATGGCCTTGTTCAGTTGGTCACGCTTCTGAGACAGCGCGAAGCGTTCCTGCATATTGGCGTTCTGAGCCTTCAAGTTGGCGAGACGTTCATTGCTCGGCCTGCCCAGTTTCTTGCCGTTGCGGCTATAGCCGGGGCGGGCGGCTTCCGTTACATGAACCTTGTTCTGGTCCTGATTGATGAGATTGCCCAAACCATTCAAGAGGTTGATGAGCTTGGAGATACGCGCATGGTTGGCACGCAGTGACTTGAGCTTCTGCTCAGCTTCCTTAACCTGATTGCTGAGGTCCGCTTCGAGCTGGGTCAGCTCATTCAGGAGGGATTCGTTTTCGTTGGTTGTCTTCATGTTGTATTGCTGGTTGGCTTATTAGTATTCAGTGGCAGGTAAGGGAGGAAGCTTAATGGGCTCACCTCGTACCTGCGAAGTGAGCCCATTATGACTACGGTTTTATTTTTGTCAAGAAAAAATTATAACATAATTTCCGTTTTTTGTTCGTCTTGCTCCCTCCATTCGGGGAACTTGTTGTACCAGCGTTCCTTAGTCTCCTTGCTGGCCCACTTAATCCAGTCCTCTACCAGCAGATATGGCATGCGGCGAGCCCGTGTCTCACCTACCTTCTGCTTGGCTTCTGCGGCGTTAGGTCCATACAGCTTGATGAGAGCGGAAGAGAAATCTCGGATTGCGGCTTTCGTCAGCTTGATATCCACCCTCGGTGGGTTGATAGATGGGACTCCCGTCTGGTCAATCTGAGCCAGGGCGTTGAGCAGATTGGAGGAACACTTCATGTGGGGATAGGTATGCTTCCACAGGGGGTCTCCGTTAATATCTGTATCTTGTACCCAGTCCACATAGCGGAGCCTACATGCGTAAGCGGCTTCAGGGCTCTCCATAATACCATAAGTATCATTGATTTCCTTAGACATCTTAACCACTAGGCCTACGCGGTCTGAGAGCCTTGGAGCCTCCCGGTTGTACTCTTCACGAATCTGTGCCCAAATCTGTTGAAGGTCCAGACTGGCGCGAGCCGCGTAGTCCAGGCGAGCGTCGTCGTGTGCAGACTTGACGTACAGGAGGGAGAAGCGTCGGTTCCCGGTCACGTCGGACAGGGGGTGGTTCTCATTGGTGCTTCCGATAAAGCTGGCACACGGATAGACCATGCTCGGTTCCTTAGCGAAAGCGAAACGGACAAACTCGGCAAAGTTGTCCAGCGTGTCCTTGAGCTGGGAACTTTGTTCGCGGTCAGACAGAAGTTTGTCAATTTCATTCAGCTGGATAGCGACCAGCGTACCCTTCTGTCGGGCCAAGTCCTTGGCATCCGTAGCCATGCGGGAAGAGTAGCAACCGTCAAATGGCCAGAACAGCTGGTCACACCACGTCGTCTTACCACAGCCCTGGGGTCCGATAAGGATGGGGCAATAGGAATCAAGAAGCTTGCGGGAGCCCTTAATGTGACCTTCAAGCCTCCCGTATAGGGTGTAGAGCCAGGTACGGAGTACATAATCGAGCCAGGCGGCGGGTTCCCAACCAGCGGGGGTGCGGGCTGGGTCGAGAGTTAATGTGGCATTATATGCGGAAAGACGGTCCTCGCCATCCCAGGGGCGCAAGCGGGTCAGTGTTGCAATCGGGTGGTAGAGGTTCTGATAAGCCGCGTTAGTAATCACTGTGTTAATCTCGTTCTGAGTAGGTGCCGACTTGGCTGACCTGTCGAGGTAAGATACCCAGAAGTCCGTCAGGGGTCCCGTCAATCCGCCTGCAAGAGTATATGCCTTATTGGTGGAGGAGTCGATAACCAGAGTTGTCTGAGCAACCTTATTATGAATGGGGACCAGGTTCAGATGATTCATTAACGCCTTAATATTGAGAGCAGTAACCGGGATAGAGGAGGACTTCTCCTTTGTAACCGGGAAGTCCATGGAAGCCACGGATTCCGGGTCCTTAATATCCAGAGCAGAACCGGAAGCAAGGTCCATGCGTCCCTTAAGGGCATCCAGCACGACTTGAGGTGGATTGTACAACCTGTCCAGGTCAGGGTGTCCCGTAGAAACAACGGCGGTAGCAGTTTCGGCGCGACGGCGCACCCTGCTGGTCCTGAAGTCATAGAAGAGCTGAGCCATGGAGCGGAATCCTGGGTGCCGCTTCGCGGTATCGCTTTCCTTACTACAGGTATCATGGAAGCAGGTGAATCGGGAACGGGCCGGGTCCCCTGCCGGGATGTAGAGGCCCAGGTCATCTTCCCCCCTCTTGCCAGTGCATATGCCTTCACAGCAGGGGCAGTATGCTGTACGGATATAAGTACCCTGCTTATCTACGCCCGGCTTCATGTTGCGGATAGTCTCCGCTTCTTTGGGGCGGCCCTGCAAATCGAGCCACTGGGCGAACTCCAGCAGTAGTGGCGGGAGCGGTTCAGTTGGGGAAAGGAGGTTATCCGCAATATAGGAACTGACTCCGCGCTCCATAGCCTCACGGAAGAACTTCTCCATGTTTTCAATGGTAAATACGGAGAATGTACCCTCGGCGGGTGCGATATATTCCCCTCGATACAGGAACTGCAACCGGGCAATATCACTGCACTTACGGTCCATCTCGACATGGGCCACCTCTGCAATCTGCCGGACCAGTTCCTCATATACTGCCTCATGGAATACCTTGCGAGCCTGTATCTCGGATTCCACGGGTTCCGGGGAATCCACGCTCTTCGGATTGTTGAGGTAGTAGACAATCTCATCGCTTGCGCGGAAGAAAGCCTTAATCCCCTTGTTCGGGCTGGTGTAGGCGAAGACGAACCCCGGCAAAGTGGCGAGCTTCTCCCGTGCCATGGCAAGAAGCTCTGCGGGGTCATCGCTATTCCCATCCTTGCCCCGGTCGATGTCAATCCCGAAGATACCCGTATGCTCCCACAGGTCGGGCAGGATGTTAATGAGGCGTTTGACGGACTGACTCTGGTAGTCCGGGAGCAGGTTGTTGCGGGAGTTGAGGATGCGGATGGAGGGAACGATAGCAGGGAGTGCCGCCTTAACAGGAAGCGGCTTATCCTTATCCCGGTTATCGGGCGAAGCCCAGTTCCGGGACCACTTCTCGTACAGGGAGCGGTAGGAAGCTGGAACGCTATCCAAAGAGAGTTCCCCGTTCTGAACCTGGATGAGGGAAGACAACTGGCTGGCACTCAACAGCTGAGGTGTAATATCCCCGTGCAGGAAGTTGATGATTTCACCAAGCGAAAGACGGGAAGTGTAGTTGCAGGAACCGTGTTTGGTGAGAGGTATGGGGGAATCGAACAGCTGACGTTCGGACAGGGCTGTAAGCGTGAATGCGGTTTGGCTGGATGTAGTCATTGTCGTATGATTTAGTCTACGTAAGAGAATACGATGCTATTGGGGTTGAGAAGATAGATGGAACGGTTGGCGTGCCGTCCGGTGCGGGTAACATACCTGTCCCGTTCAAGGCCTTGCAGGATAGTGCGAAGCGTGACCCTGCTGGAGTTCGGAAGATGTCCCAACCCGAAGGTGAGACTGTCGATAGACCTGTTGCGGGGGTTATCCCGATTCCGGTCCAGCAGGTAGAGCAGAGAGACCGCCTGCGCTCCCGACCCCCAGGCCCACAAATGACGGTGGCTGAAGGCCTTTGGTCCTGGCAGGGCGCGCGCCTCAATCACGGCACAGCCCGCCCTGAGAAGGTCCTTGTTCAGTCGGCCCGCGAAGCTGAGAGAAACATAATGGGAGTAGTCGTGAGCCATGTCGTTTGCCGTGTAACGGGGAGCAAGGTTTGGATGGAGACCAGGGCTCTCCAGCTTATAATAGAAGTGAGTGAGAATAAAATCCATGCAGGCGGGGCTTGCATCCCCTCCCAATGTAGCATAGAGTTCGGTGAGAGCTTCGCGGGTAAACAACTGAGGTTGTGGCCGGGAGAGGAATATGAGGTGGTATAATTCCTCGTTGAGGGGAGCCACGGGTTCCGTAGATACAATATCTGTCAGCCGTTGAAGCGGGCCCGTCTTGCGCCGGGGCTTACGGATGGGGTGCTTCTGATTGAGATAATCGGCGAAGAGCCACTGCCGATAGTGGCCGAACGGGTCGATTGATTGATTTGTTGTCATCGATGGGACCTTAGCACAGAGAGACCCAAGTGTCAAGAGAATTGTGTTCTAACTTGAAACTTCTTACATGGTGAACGGTGGAACAACAAGGTTCGGAGGTTACGTAAGTTCCTTGGAGGCAATGGGTTCCGTGGGTTCCGAACAAGATGGAACAAAGTAAGATTGGTACAAATTTTTATTGAGTGTTAATGAGTTACATCCCCTATAACAACAAACATATCTCCTGAAGACTCACGTGAGAAAGGACACCCTCCTTACCGGCAGGATATCTGTAGGAGGGAACAACGGAACAATGAATGATGTTCTTCTCTTTACTTCTTAAATCTAAACGAGTTATAAAGAATAGGAACAAGATGGAACAAAGTAAGATTGGTACAAATTTTTATTGAGTGTTAATGAGTTACATCCCCTATAACAATGAATATATATAATTTATTTAATGTGTGAGAGAGTAATAAAAATATACGCACATACACACATACACACATATACACCGCGCGTAAAGCTGTTCGTTGTTCCTAACCCTGCAACTCGTTGATAGTCAGTGAAAATTTGTCACATTCTCATCTTGTTCCACTCTGTTCCACTCTGTAGTAACTTCTTGATGATAAGGGAGTTAACCCACTACCAAAGTTACGTTGTTCCACTGTTCTAGGCCAGTCACAGCCTCTGTCAAGCGGGTTCCTCCTCTTTCCCCCTCCTGCTCACCCCCGCGCGTACCTACGCATGAACACCTGCATCACGGGTGGCTACGCACAGTCCCATTCTTGTCATGTTACCCCTACCTTCCACGAGCTTACCTACCCCCCCCCTTGTGATTGACCATCCCGCTCTCAAACCTCTCTTTTAGGTATGGGTAACATTGTAAGTAGGCCTAATAAGGTAGAACAAAGTTACCCCCGGCTAAAACGGCCTTGACCTCCTTCCGTGGTTAACGATAGCCAACACACTGTGCAAGCGCGTGGAGTGGTGGGGTAACATGTCAGGAATTGGCAACCTTGGGTGGAAGCTATAAGAGCAAGAGCTACCTCCTGTATGATGGAACTCCCCACTGTGGGCCTGGGTACCCGCCGCGCGTCGTTTTTGCTTGACATGTACCCCCGGTACCCTCGGAAGCCATTGCTCCCACGTAAACCGTTTTTGCTTGACAGGGTTTCCTCCTCGTGATAAATTGCCCCCGGTCCCCACGGAGACAACGGCTGACACCGCTACGCGACGCGAGTTCAGAAACCCTTCCCTGGCTAAGGTTCTCCGCACGGGCCTTCCTTTCTACTGGTTTAGTCGTATCTTTCAGCCCCTCCAGGTATCGCCTTCACGGTACTTCGGAGGGGTTCTTTCATGTTGCGACGCTGTAGATGTTGCTGTTTATCTGACAGTGCCCTGTGCATGGTAATGGCCGCATGTCGATTTTGCTTGACATGGACTGCTCCATGGGGTTTCAGTAACTCTAATCTGGTCCCTCTTAATCCCTACCAAACTAGTAGGATTTAATATGCCTCTTGGAACCCTCGCCGCGCGTCGATTTCTCTTGACAACAAAAACCCCGGAAGCCGTTGCCGCGACCTCCGGGGAATCCAATGGAAGTTGGGTTCTCGAACTCGAAACCAGGTCTGCCCGGCCAACAGTTTTACTCGACATTATCTGTTGCGGCTACCTGAGTAAAGAGTGGGTCTACAGTTGGGGAGTGAGCCCTTGCAGACCTCTTCGAGAACCAGAGGCTTTTATAGCAGAAATCTTTTTTCTGTCAAGCATAAAATAGATGAAAATGAAGCCCAGCCGCGCGTCGATTTCTCTTGACAAGCCTCTCCCCTGTCTGCCCAGAAGGGTACCCCTACCCCCGCACCCCTGCCGAAAAATTTGTGTCAATCTTTTACAATAGCGCATGTGTTGCCCCGAAGCCCCGGAAACCGTGGTGGTATTTGGACATTTTTGGCCAGAAAAATTTCCCCACGGCTCCAATTTTTTCCAAAAGTTAATTGCGCCTAACCTATTAGGGCCTCCCGGTTCCCGTGGCCTCCCAGCATCCACGGATTCCACGGATGCCCGGCTTCCGCTTCTCTTAACCGTCTTATACTCAATAGGGTGTACGGTGATGCACGCCTTCACGCAATTGTTGCATGCTTCCGTTCTAATCTGTTTCCCATTGACACCCTGTTTCCCATAAGTCCCACGGAATCAACGGATTACAGTTCCATACTTCGCATAATGCATATAATGCCTAATTGGTAGGAATGTTATTTGAGAACTGACCTCATCTTTTTAATTCCTACTAATCCTGTCGGAATAAGGGGAATACGTTGAGGATGAAGGTCTTAAATTATCCGAAGCATGCTTCATTTTACAAAATTGTAAAAGGTTGGCACGTTTCCTATACAGGCGTATAAAATTTTATGTGAAGGTATGCGAACGGTATAAAATTTTTAATTAAGAAACCTAAACTATTAAGAAACCTAAACTAAAAGTTATACAGTTGTATAAGAAATGTAACAGGCTAAACCTTAAGGAGTTGTGCAAATTGACGTGCGGCTGGAATCCACGGCACCCACGGAATCCATGTTACCCATTATCTACGGCACCCACGGAATCCATGCTACCCATTATCTACGGCATCTATATTATCGTGAGCGCATGGAAACCGTGGAAACCGTGGAAACCGTGGAAACCGTGGAAACCGTGGAAACCGCAATCGGCGATTGTATGGCCCGCAATCGCAGATTGTATGACAAAATCATAAACGCCACAGGTTCAACGGGTTATACCGCTTGCGCCAATGAGTATCAACAATTATCAAATAAATCTATTGACAGTACCCTACTCTCTTGTAAAATGAGCGCATAACCCGCCGCGATAGCGGTATCAACCAAAATACAATACATATGAACGAACTGGAAAACTACGAAATTGCCGCAATTCCTGAATGGGCCCTTTGTTATTTGGAATACGGAGATACGGACGGCCTAACCCTTGAGGACATTGCGCTTGCCAACGGGTTTAAAGCAGACTACTGTCTTGTCGCCCGGTGCGGTGAAGAGCACTACTTCACCCGCTTCCCGGCGTTCGGGGCCCCTGCCACCGTTGAAGATTGGAAAGTCCGGCTCCGTGCCTAAACCCGCTTCCCTTTTGAACTCTAACCAACAGAAAGAAACTAGAATATGAAAGATACCCGAACCACAGAAATTCCCGGAATGCACCTGACCGCAACTATTGCGCCTGACAAAATGCCCGGAAAGTATGCCCTGACCCTTATCCATTTCTGCGGGGCCCTTGCCGATTTATCTGCCCGCTATGTACTGGATTATGCCGCCGCCATATCCATTGTTGACCAGCTCAAAGGAACACAGGAAGCCGGAAGCCGCCGAACCTATGACGGGTTTGAACTGGTACGCATTGGAGATAGGGCATTTATGATGATGATACCAATGGCCGAAGAGAGCCGCCCCTTGCCTATCGAACTCTTGCGTACCCTGCCTATTGTTGACCGTGCAACATGGTGCCCCTTCGGACTGTCTCAAACCTTATTCCCGCATGATTTTTACGATAAGGGTAAGGGCATGCAAATCGTTTTTGTGCAGGTGTACTAAATTGTCATACTCCGAAAAACTTATTGACAACATCCGAAAATACTAAATAATACTCGCAACCGCCCCATTGAGGGGCCAAACCAATAGATTATGAACATGACCAAATTAACCGCATACATATATGAAACCCGGACGGGTGAACTCCGTATGATTGTTACGGACGATAAGGGAAATCAGGCAATCACCGCCGTTGTACCCACGGACTCCTTGCTTGCCCTAATCCACAATCTGAACGATACCGAAAACGCTCAATAATAGCTACCACAAAACAAATCAAACCAATAGAAAGAAAATAGAATATGAACAGACAAGAACTCCATGCGCTGGTGTACGAAACCAAGACCGGGCAACTCCGTTTAGTTGTGGTTGATGATATGGGGAATATCGGATTTGCCGCCCCAGTATCGGCTGAATATCTCCCTCACATGCTCAACAATCTGCATGAGGTGAAGAGCTGGAAAATGCCCACCGATATCGAGGATGCCCGCAAGTGGTGGAATGCAACGGCCGCCACACCGGGAACGGAACTGGTTTTTTGCCGCCGCCCCTTGTGGGAAAATATGCGGAATGCGGCCCGCCGTGCCTTTAGTGCCATTTCCCCCACGCCCGCCGAACTATCCGCAAAGTATGCCGGGAGAAAGGTCATTGTCATGGCCGGTCCTATCAAAAACAAAGATGCCCGCACTCGTGTTATTGCCGCCGTTAAGTCTGATTTTGAAGCGGTGGAACTCGGTACCGTCACTTGCCCGACTCTTGCCCTCACCCTCAAAAACCCTGACGATTTAACCCGGCTTATCACCACAATCCGGGAAGCCAAAAATGACTGCCGGGAGTATTGCCGGGTGGTTGTGGTAGGGTGCGACGTTTTTCCCGTGCGCTAAGTAGCACATAGTGAGGGCATTACAACTTTTGTCATACAAAGCTGAAAAATTTTAAATAAAATAGTTGACAACATCATCAAATCCGATAAACTAGCTTCATCGACCGCCACTAAAGGCGGTGAACAAACCAAACAATAGAAAGACAATATATTATGAATATGAACTACATTGTAGTTGAAGATAACGCCGGAACCTTACACATGTTTGTGACGCATGGGAGCCGGACAGTCTTTGCATCACCTATCCCCCCGGAATCCATTAGGCCCTGCATCGATAACATTGAGGTTGCGGCCGTTTGGAATGAGGATAAAGACTTGCTTGAAGATTATCTGGGTCATGATATCCGCAATGATAAAGATGCCCGTAAGGCCCGCAATCTCTATTTTGTGGATGTAACTACTCGTCAGGGCAATAATATCGTAGCTACCCGGTATGAGCTTAATACTTCCGTAATGGGTGCGGCGGCTAAACAGGCCTTCGGCGTTAATGACTAAATATTAATCACCGGGGGAAGGAGTGCTTCCCCCACAACCAAAATAAACATATGAACACCGATATTGCTAATATACCTACCCGCCTTGTCAATTACCTCCGTACAGGGGCCTATGGAGATACCACACCAGAAGAACGGGCACAAGCTGACGAGTTTTCCCGGCATTTTATGCTAGTTTCCCCTACCGCCCCGGATTCCCGGTTCGAAAACTTCCCTGCCTTTGGTGGCCCGGCACCTTGTACACCTTGGTATGTGGAGAGCCGCTATAGATACACGGGCATCATTCCGGCCCCATTATCTACTTCACTTCATAACTGCACCGTCTATTTCTGGTGCGATAAAAGCGAGCCGCCCGTTGGTGCACACAAACCGGACGGACGCAGGACAATAGGAACCTATCTTAACGCCATGACATCAGTACTTGCCCGCAATGACGGGTGGACGGCGTTTGCGGTCATCCGCAATGGGCGTGTGCTCTTTGCCACCCATGATGATATTTACCTGCCAACCAGTATTGCCCGCCCTCACTTCAAACTATCTAACTAATAATCAACAATTTACGATTTTGTCATACAACCTCGAAAAATTTTAAATAAAATAGTTGACAACATTAGAACACCCGATAAAATAGCCGCATAACCCGCCCGCTAAGGGTATCAGCCACCCACAAGGGGCGGTGAACAAACCAAATAGAAAGACAATAGATTATGAGAGAAGAAACTATGGCAATAATTGCAAGCGAAATCTGGGTAAAGGCGCATCAGCAAAACCTATACTTGCATATCAACCGTATCACGGGGCAAAGTTTCCGCACCGTCAATACTTGCATAGTCTTCGTTATTACCGAAAACCCGGAAGCCATTGAATCACTTATCAAAGATGTTGCGGATTCATGGGATGCGGAATTGAGCAAATATGAAGACGGCTTCGAACTGCTTTTTGACTAATCTCTAACCTACTAACAATCAATCATGAATACCATTGCCGAACTCAAACCACATGAACGGGTGATGATTAAAAATCTAGCCGCTAATGTGAGACAAGTTGAACCTTATACCCTGCAACTCTCAAAAAATGCCGCAACGGAACTAGTCTATCTTACTAACCTAGCGGAAAAATGCGGTGCAACTCTTACCATTATCGCTAAAAAGCGGGGCCTGCTCAAAAACGTACCGCACCGGGAAATGACGATTGACGAGTACCGCCGAAATGAAGCCGATTGGAAAGTTTCACGGGTGCACATTTCTGACCCGCTTTGCTTGATGCTGGAAGATGCTGGAATGAATGCCGCTTAATATGGACGAGATAACCGCCGAAACATTTCGGATAGGCAGAATGAGGGGAACGCCGGAAAGGGTGATGACGCTAGGGCCGAAATCAGATACACCGCAAAAAAGAGAAAAAAGAATTGACAAGCGGAAATTTCCCGGTGAATGGGTTTTATCAGGCATATGCCCTACCAGCGGCCCCTTAACCTGCCTAATATTTACAAACGTGAAACGCACTGAAAATAAATAGGTTTCAACTTTTGTCATACAAACCGTAAAAATTTTAAATAAAATAGTTGACAACATCATCAAATCCGATAAACTAGCTTCATCCGCCACCAATAGGGCGGCAAACAAATCAAACCAAATAGAAAGAAAACAGAATATGAATACCCGAAACTACGTTGAAAAACTTATGTACCCGTATCTGGACGGAACCGCAACCAGCGGGAAAGCACCATTGCGCCGCACCAACCAGGGAAGCCTTCGCTCAATGAAATTTGAGGGGCCGCTCTTGTACTCATACGCCACCATAATTGCGGCAGTAGATAGAGCAAATAAAATCCTTTATCTTTCTTCCCGCAAATACTCCCAGACAACTTCCCGTCAGCAAAAAGACATTGCCCTGATTGCGGAACAGGAACGCTTCCGGGTTGTACACGTAAGCAATATTACGGACTACGCACAAGCCATTATCAATCAATAATTTATCCATTTTGTCATACAAAGTAAAAAATAATTTGACAAGGTAGCAAAATCTGCTAGATTAACTTCATCAGCCACCCACAAGGGGCGGTGAACAAACCAAATAGAAAAACTAAATATGAATACCGCAAAAACAATCGTAATCCTGTTTGACTACCTCAACGCACACGGTGCGGAAGGGCGCAACGCTAAAAATCGAGTCAAGAACGCTCTCCAGCGGGAGCACATTTGTTGGAAGCACGGCAATGCATGGCTCATATATCTTCCGGCTCATGAATCCGTTGAATCTTTGGAAGGTTTGATTGCCCGTGCCCTTGGTTCCGTTTCCCTGCGGCTGGAGCTGGTTGCAGACAATGAATCTTATTTTGTGCAAGGTCAATGCCCTGTTGATTTTCACGGCCTCCTAAAACAGTTTGGCGGGTATGTCTATCAAGGGCGCGTCTATTGTGCCACCCGTCAAATGACCCTTTCCAACCGATTTTTCCCGGGTAGCATTCATCATGTGGGGGAAGGGGAAGAATATCTGGAAGAATGGAGCGCACCCGGATATGATACTAAGGGAAAAAAGGTGGAGCTTTTCATGCGCTTCCGTCAAATAAAAGGGCAAGAAGTAGAGCCGGAAAATTTGAATTGGAGCAAGTATCTTTCTCATGTCAACTATCTGTAAATGAACTAGTTGCAACTTTTGTCATACAACCTCGAAAATTTTTAAATAAAATAGTTGACAACATCCGCAAATCCGCTAAAATAGCCACATCAGCCGCCAATAAGGGGCGGTGAACAAAACAACCGAACAATAGAAAGACAATAGATTATGAATAGATATTGCTACAACGCCGAAACCGAAGACCTTAATGAATGGCTGACCGCCGCGCATAAATTGCGTAATAAGATTGACGAAGGAACGCGCGGCGCGGTGGATGTGCATGAAGAAAGCTGGTATGTCCAAAAGAAAGCGCACTGCCACTTGATAGGCACACCGTCAAACCCGGTTGCAGTTTATGCAATCACGGAAAATATTGAGCTAGTATCTCTCATTAAGTCTCCGAAAAGTATCATACTCGGAAGCTGGCTAGTCTGTGATGCGGTTGCTCACGGTGCCGGGTGGCTGATGTGCCTCGATACGCCCCATTTATCGAAAATATATAAAAACGCAGGTTTTAAGCGTGTTGCAGATATGCGTTGGAATGATGAATATGCTCCCGTAGGGTGGAATTATGCGAAGCACGGCCGCCCTTATCTTAGCTATTACGTCCATACTAATTTCATGGACGCATCCGCAACGGAAACTTTTGACGGTTGCGGGCGTTATATGGCACCCAGTACGGATGACGCAGAAGCAAGGGTGTTACGCATAATTGATTGATATTTAAGGATATTAACAAAACCAATAGAAAGAATAAGAAAATGAAATATACCGCACATAACGAAACGATTGCATACATGGCGAAAAGTGATGCCGCTATTAAAACGGTTCGGGAAGAAGTCTGGAACCAGTTCAACGGTGAACCGGGGGAAGGCCTCGGTAAAGATGACTGGCAGGAACTGGGTGCATCAATCCGTACCTTTTTGGATGATTTGAATGTTACACGAGTGAAACTTTTTAATTATTATTACGCCGCCAATATCTCCATTGACTTCATCAGGCGGCTAATTGCTAAGCTTCCCAGTTTTGCGGGTAAGGTCTACAACGCCCGGTTGGACAATGCCATAAAGGCTTGCTTCTCCGACTCTTTGGATGATGCCCGGAAAAAAGAGACTCTCCGTACAATTAAAGGCTATGTAGATTTCAGCAATTACGATTTGCATTGCCTCCGATTCCACGGAAGCCTAGGATTGGAGGAACATATTTCTTTCCCGTTGGATTTCAAGGTGTTAGTGAGTCCGGAAACTGGGCGCATTGTTAGCGTAGACGACATGCAACCCGTGATTGACAAGCTAAACGCAACTGTGGAATATCTGGAATCTAAGGCGGAAAGTGCTCTTACATCTCTCCACAACATGCAGAAGGAAAGCATCTTGCGAAAGATTGTGCAATCTACAATTAAAGTAAAGCGTGAACTGGTGAAGCAGGATGCCCTTATTGCGTCCATTACGTCACCGAAAACATATCACTACAAGCGCACGGACTACAACGCCGCCCTTCCTAAGTACAACCGCTAATTCCTAACTCATTAACCCTAAGCAATTATTTAAGTAAGACAAACATTTCCGCAACTAAACTTGTCAAGAGTTTCAAGGACAACACCCTTTCCCTCATTCAATTCTGCGGTGATTTGGATTGCCTTCGACCTGTGAAATATTTGGACAACCCGGAACCGGAGGATGTCCAGAAAGCTTTCCTGTTCAATGGGATAAACTATGCAGATTATAATTGGACGTATGACGCAGAAGGGGCGCAAATGCGCCGGAGAAACGGCGTAACGCTGGCAACCTCCCATTTCATGCCAACATACGGAGTCCATATCACCAACGGAAAAACTTTAGCCGCTTCTCCCCATGCAAACCTGTTCAACTTCTTGAGCGTGAACGGGTATGACCAAATAGACAATCACCTGAAGTTGGTGGATAATGCTTGCGCTGGAGCCATGAGTACTTTTCTTCCCCTGCTCTCTCCTGATGAAGGGGCCGCATGTCACAATGCGGCGTGGTCTATTCTCCATGATATCAAGCGCACACAGTCTTATCTAATCAATCGCCGGATAGCTTTGACAGTTTCCCAGTATCTCCTGACCGCATTACGCCTTGATTTGAAGGCATTAGCAGGGTATCGCTTCACACCATACCTTGCTGAACACTTATTCAACCGTGCGTCCGGCGAAATTGAGGCCCTTCGCAATCTGCATGACAAACATGGCATTGATGTTCTTGTGGATATGGAGAGATTAGCCGTGCAAGTCTGGGTAGGGTGCGAAGACTGTTCAACGGATGCGGAAGCTATTGAGCTTATTTCTTTCCCTGCAAGTGCCTTCAATGTATGCCGTGGTTCCGTCAGCTTCCGACTGGATGAAGGGGCGCAAGCGGAATTGGCGCAAGTCTTGAAAGAGCAGGAGAACCGTATTAAAAGCGAGCTTGAAAAGGTGGAAGCGGCTTTGACTAGTGCTAAAAGTGAGCGGTACCTACGCAGTTTCTTGACGGAGTGGTTAGATGCTCACAACCACTATCAGGCGGTGCATCAACGGCTTCACGTCCTCATGTCTTCCCGTTCTTCCTATCTTGTCAACTCGAAGACTAACCCAGTGCACCCGGTGCTTGATACTTCTTCCCTTAGATAGAACTAACAAATTAGGCTGACCTAACAATCCAAAAGAAAAAGATAATTAACCTAAATTAACATCAACCAAAATACTAGAAACCTCATAGAACGCTATAAATCATGAAAGCCTTTTTCGTAAATACTGAATGCAAGAGCCGTGAAGAACTTTCTCGCCCTGAATGGATTAGATTGACCACCTATGTAAATAAAATTCAGCCTAACACCCTGCTCCTACATAAGGATGAAGAGTCTGTACGTATCGAAAAGCCGGAACTATGGAGTGGTGAAGGTTCCGTGTTCATTAAACCGTATCGAAGACCTTACGCCGTTGAACTGCAACGCATTTCACCCACCTCCTTTATCACACGCATCCACAAGCTGAAGTGGAACGGGCAGGCTCTCACTATTTTGGAAGTGGCTTCCCTTTCCCTCAAAGACGCGGTGCAATGGGCACGAACATTCCTGGAGGTTATCACCCAGAACTGGCAGGATGTGGCATTCAGAATTGCCAATGAGATTCTAGCCGTTGATTTTATGGTGGACCAAAGTTTGACCTACATGAAATTCAGGGTACTAAATGCTGACGAACCGCAAGCCAAGAAACTAAATTCTATCAAGGCTCGCCGCATGGCTGAAAAGTTGTTCCTCCCCTGCATGGTGAAGTTTAGCACGGTGGTTGAGAAGAAGGAAAGTTCAGATGTCACTGAAATTAAGGTAGTTTTCCGTTAATTCTAGAACTCTCATAGAACGCTATGAACACGTTTAAGGACGCAGTTCTTAACACCCGTGCCCAGTATTTGAAGCACATGGGAATTGCAGACAGGTACCACACCCTGTGGGATTTGCTCGAAAAATCTACGATTGCAATTACTGTTGTGGGATTCCTTCTCTCCACCGCCATGCTTGTTGCGGGTGTGGTTGGAAAGTTTGACCTGGGTTTCTATGTATGGTGCGCTCTCATCTTGGTTTGGTTCCTTCCCTCCTTCCTGATTGAGATTGCAACCAACATATGCAGGAAGCGCATGCGTAAACATATCAGCCAGGCCGCAGTACTGGCCCGCTGGATGAAGGACTTCGGAATTAACCCACCTATTCTCTAACTAGAACCCTCATATAACCCTACTAATCAATAAGATAATGAAATCAATCGCACTCGCCCAGCAGATTTGGCTTCTCGCTGACTACGTGAAGAAGAACCCGACGGTTTACGAAGGACTTCCGAAAGGTCTTCTGTTTATGGTAGATGAGCCGACCCAGATAGTTATTCCCCGGAAGCCAGTGACTCCAAATGTCATTGAACTGGAAGGCTTCGGGCTTGGTCCGGCATGGTGGCAGAAAAAGCAGGTAACTCTGACAGCCACCTACCACAACGACCATGACCGGAGATGTGTTCAGATTATGCGGCTAAACACCCCCGTAATTAAGCGCGGACAAGAACACTACTATGCGACACTCTTCTACACGCCATATCAAATGGGCTTCAATGCAGTACGCTACTCTACGAACCTCTTCTCCGCACTATTCAAGGCTCGCCCGGCCCTGACCCGTGAGGTTAAATACAGGCCCGCGGACATTGAACCCTACGGGGAAACGTTGGTAGATTTTAACGTGGACGCTTTAGCTATCAGCCTCGACCCGGCACACCCACTGGATATAGAAAGTCTCATCCTTGGTGGTTCTCTTCAGGACAACACCCGCGCCTAACTAGAACCCTCATATAACGCTACTAATAAGTTCTATGCAAATTCTGTTATATCTTGGTATCATTTTTTCCTTCATCCTATCTCTGTGCGTCTTCATCATCCTGTGGGATGCCTACCGCCAGTACAAGGAAGAATGGAAACGCTTTGACGACGAAAGAAATCATAAAACCAATCAGAAACAATGACCATTAACATACTTCTCGACCAGTTAAGACATCCAGTAATCGGAGACCACGTTCTCTTTGATGGGATAACCCCCGGAGTTGTTCTTGCAGAGGACCGGAACTACCTGATTAAGCTGTTGAAGGCCTCGAACCCGAAACCGATTCTGGCTAATCCTCTAGACCTTACGCCGATGTTTTATTATCCCGACCGCGAACTGCAAGTGGGGGATGTAGTTCGATACGTTGGATATTGTTCGCTGGATTCGTGCCCATGTAGGGACTACGTTGTAATTTCATCCTTTATCGCAGACACTCTCCAGTACCGCTGTAAAAATATTGAATCGGGGAAGGAGCAGATATTCTGCAAGGATGTTTTAGCTCTGCTCTCCCAGGTTGAGAACCAGCTGGAGATTGAGGCCCCTTCGGGTGCATCTATCCCCCGGTTTTCCATCTGTAATGCAGTTTCCTGTGTCCCTAAAATGTTCGATGATTTTCATTGACATCCACGGAACCCACGGTATCATTTAAACCCATTAGCCAACCTACACAAATGAACGAATCTATTAAAGAAATCAAGCTCGACGCAGTTGAAGAAGCAGTGGCCGCCCTGTTGAAGGAACCGGAATCCATTAAGCTTAAAGAGGAAATGGAACTGGCCTGGGAATCCATTCCCACCTTCGGTCTGGCACCCTATGCATCCGCGGAAGCCGTGGCTGAAAAGGCTACGGAGATTGGGGAACATGCGGCTTCTATTTTCCCAGGTATAGAACTTCCCACAACTCATGGTGTCAAGTTCATGCTGGAGAAGGCTATTGAACTGGTGTCCAACCTCCGGGATTCTATCATGTTTACGCAGGAGATTGAGAATGCAGGACAGGCATGCGCTATGTACACTGATACGAACACGATGGTTCGTGCCATTATCATGGTCATGGCGGTGCATATGCTCATTTCCTACACCACCCTGAATAAGCCCGACCTGGTTGGAGACGGTGAAGGAAAGATTAACGCGTTCAGGTATTTCACCGTACTGTCCAACGTCGTAAGCATGAAGCTGTTGAAGCTTTCCAAATACTCCTTCATCAGTAAAGAAGTTCTGCAACAGCAAGTAGAAGATGCCAAGTCCAAAATCATCCTCGCCTAATACTCCGGTATGCCCTGTTTGCGGAGGCCCCTATCAGGTCACTGATGGTTCCAATCCGCAAATAGTATGCGCTACCTGCGGGTATGTCCTCCTGTTTTTCTATGAACTGGAAAGGATGCGCTCTTCCCTTAAACCTCTGCCCGACAACATACGTTGTCTGGTAAAGAACAATCGGAAAAGAATTAAGAAACAGCTTAAACTCAAACGGAGAAGACAACGAAAATATATGAAGCATTTAACCCATAGGATTCTCACACTGGTTCTGGCCCTCGTGGCGGGTCTGATTGCCGTGGTATGCCTCTCATCCTGCGGCTTCCCCGAACGTCCCACAAAAGTGGATGATGTTTATACTCAATGCCTTATCTTTGTCGGTGGCACCTGCATCAAGGGGTTCGATAAACTCAAGGTCTCCGATTTGGATATGATAACCGACACCCATGGAACCCATATATCCGTGATAGAGCGGGATGAGCAGGGCCGGGCGGTTAAATATCACCACTGGCAGGGACATAATGTGTCTGTTATGACCACCTGGTAATCATGAAAGACGAAGCATCAATCCGGGAATACCTCCGAAAGCATATCCCACTGTGGTATAAGGCGGCCAGTAAGAAAGGAATCCCCATGAATATGGACCACTATATCGGACTGGCGTTCTATAACACAGGCATCCGGGGTATTAAATCCATTGTGCGGGAGGAAGTCCAGCTGGCCGTGGAACGGATGGCTATACCACGCCCCGGTACTGTTTTAAGAAATCCTCAAAACTTGAATTAACATGAAACCTCAAGACTACAGTACACCAGAACTCGAAAAGCGGATTGAATTCCTGAACCAGAAGTATTATGGGGAAGGGTTATCTGTTGTTCCCGATTGTGAATACGATGCACTTATTGCTGAACTCCGAAGCCGTAACCCTGAGTCCCCGCTTCTCTGTTCCCTCGGTGACGACGCACAGCGGGGAGCGAAGACTGTAGTCCATACCCACCGCATCCTCTCCCTCGACAAGATTCATGAGGGGGAGGATGGTAGCGGGGTGGCCCAGCTTAACAGCTGGATAAATGGACGCAAGGTGTACATTGAGCCTAAATACGATGGGCTAACTCTCGTTCTCTATTATGAGAATGGTTTGCTCATCCGCGGTGTCACCCGTGGCAACGGAACCCGTGGAGAAATTGTTCCCATGTCCCGGCTTAAATCCTTCCTTCCCGATACGGCCTTTGCGTTAGACTCCCCCTTCTCTGGTACCATTCGCGGTGAAGTGGTGGTAGCTGTGGAGAATGAAGCGAAAGCTCTGGCTATGGGCTACTCTAATCTCCGGGCCTGTGCTGTGGGACAGCTCAGGAACAATCGCCTCAATGCGGAAGACCTCCTTATCCGTTTCATGCCCTTCGACATGGAAGCCCCCGTATCTCGCGCTTATGCGGGTGTCTATATGGAACGCCAGTTCGGAGTAGTTCCCCCTCAACGCATATGGAATCCCCTGACTGATGGGGAAATTACCCAGGATTTTCTGGAGGCTCTTCAAAAGGGACTTCAGTATGATACGGAATATCCTACGGACGGCCTTGTCCTTAAACTGATTTCGTTGCAGGATATTGAAGAGGCCGGAGAACCTACGGCACACCACCCGAAGGATGCTATTGCGTTCAAGTTCCACCCGCGAGGGGTAGATACCACCATCCGAAAGATTGTCTGGCAGGTAGGAAGAACCGGAGTATTGACCCCAGTGGCAGAGTTTGACCCAGTTATCATTGGAGGTACCGAAGTCCGGCGTGCCACGCTTTCCAACTACTCCAACGCCCAGCTCTATCATGTCGGGGACGTGGTTGAAGTGGTGAAAGCAGGAGAAATCATTCCCTTTATCCGAAAGGTGGTTCAGCCTGCAAATACTGGTACGAAGTCCCCTGCATCCTGCCCGGAATGTCAGCACTCCCTTATCGTGCAGAAGGGTTTGGAAGCGGACAACCTTGCATGCCCTAACCCCAACTGCTGGGGACGCATGGCGGCTAGTCTCGTTTACGCCTGTGGGAAGAACGCTCTGGACATTGACGGCATGGGGCCTGCGGTAGCCCGCAACCTCGTTGCCCGGTTCCGTGAATACGTTGACGACAGCCTTGACCTGTGTGCAGAGATACCTTCGGATGCCCAGTACCCGTGGCTCCCTCTGATGCTTGGAGATTATGATGACATGATTACACAGATACCAGGGACTAAAAGGTTGAAGGAATGTCTTGACAAGCGGAGAAAGGACGCTAAACTGGAGCAATGGATTGCGGCAATGGGTATTCCCTACATAGGCAAAACCAGAGCCGTAAACCTGTCCTGGAGATATTCTTCCCTGTCAGCTTTCTTTACCCTCTTCCCTGACGATTTGAAGAAGGGGAACATTGAAGGTTTCGGAAGCGCAATGACGGAGGAAATCCTGAACTGGATTGAACAGCACCCTGCATGGAATGATATGTACTACGCAGTTCTGCGTGAAGATATTGTTGATGTTAAGGGCAACCTTCCAGAGAACCAGACCCTGAAAGGCATTAACTTCGTTATCACGGGAACGCTGAACCAGCCCCGCTCTGTGTATGCCATGCTGGTAAAACGGATGGGTGGCAGTGTTAAGGAGAATATATCCAGAAAGACCAGCTATCTAGTTGTCGGAGACTCCCCCGGAGAACACAAGCAAAAGGTTGCGGCACTCCATAAAGTCCCGGTGATTAGTGAGAAAGAATTCCTAAACATGCTCAAACAAAATGAAAAAGATTCCTGACGAATACATCCGCAAACCCTTCACATGTACTCTGATAAGGAGGGAAAAACACGTAGCCCTTTATTCACAAACCCACCCCGAAGGGAAGACCCGGAGGTATGAAGTGGTCGTTGTCCGAACCAGAACAAAAGACAATGACTTCACTGGTACTAAAGCTGGGGATGAATACTTGCCAAGCCCTGAAGAATGGGGAACTTACGGTTGGACTTACACCAGCATTGAAGATGCTGAGGAAAGAGTTAAAGAACTCTTATCCAGAACAGCATTGAGAAGAATGGAAAATGAATTAAAGAACTCTTAAACACAGACAACAATGGACATCGAATGGATTGACCAGCAGGTAAGACTCCCCCTTAGTAAGGAAACTGTTTCTGAGGCCATATCTATGGCAGAAGAAGCCGGACGCACCTGCTACAAAAGCGAACCTAAAGGAGACCCGGTAGCTTTCCTGTCTAAAATTCTCCATAGGGGACATGAAAGCGTACTGGAACACATCAATATCTCTGCCGTTCTAACTACGGACAGGAGTGTAACTCACCAGCTGGTACGTCACCGCCACTGCGCCTTCTCTATGGAGTCTCAGAGGTACGTGAACTACAACAAGAAGGGAATTATTCAACTGGTTAAGCCTCAGTTCTTTGGAGACTCTTCAACCCCTTCCACAGTTGTCAGGCTGTTCAAAGGTAAGTGCCTATCTCTGGTGTACACTTATGCTGAGCTGATTAGTGAAGAAGGACTGCCCCCTGAAGAAGCCCGCGGTCTTCTCCCTAACTGCACAGCCACAACCATTGCTATGACTGCTAACCTCCGGGAGTGGAGGCATATCTTCCGTATGCGTCTTGATGGCGCGGCTCAGCCTCAGATACGGAGTCTCTTCACTACATTGAAGATAGCCATGAGCTACAAATACGGCTTAAGCTGGGCATTCGAGGATATCCCCCACTGCCCAAATCGCATCCATAACTCAGCTATATATCTGGACTAATGCCTCGCCTATACTACGGCCCCGGCCGCTATCAGCTGTTCAATAATACCCCGGATTCCTATCGGCGAATTAAAGAGACATACCACGCATGGGGTGTGCGCCTGGGGAGAGACCAGCTTGAAGCCCGCAGGCGTATTATAACAGACTTATACCCTAAACATGACAAGTGGGTAGATACGGACCTATCCAGTGCCAAACCCTTAACCAGCAGTCAATTAAACTATGGCGCAATTCTCGCCAGTGATAGACCGAAGGCATCCAAAGGTCCTCGCTACGGTGAGGACTCAGAGTGTGCTATAATGTGGAAGGCAGACAGCAACGCCTTTTCGGTCGGTTATTATCTTAACGGTGTTCAGCACCATATTTCCATGGTAGTGACACTGGTGGGAGATGCTGTTAAAGCTAAAGAAATCGTAGGAAAAACAAATGGAATGGTGCGGTATCTGCTACGAAGATACGCTAGAAAATATACTCTAGTCGCAGTCCCTGCGGATTTCATTCTAAACATCCAACACTTTGTTCAAAAATATCAACAACGTTTAATCTATAAAGCTCTTATAAATCAATGCAAGAACACGAAGTAATCAATGCGGTAGTGGCAAGCCGGGTAAAGACCCAGGCTTTTGCAGATATTCCTGAAGAGGATTCCATTACCCATGATGCAGTTAATCATCCCTCCCATTATACATCACACCCCAGCGGAATTGAAGCTATCCAGATTACAGGCAAGCTTCCCTTTGCCCTTGGCAACGCCGTAAAATATTTGATGCGTTCACGGTACAAGAAGAACCGCATTGAAGACCTCAAGAAGGCTAAGTGGTACCTCGAATACCATGCCAAAAACTGGGCGAAAGTATTTGAGACCTATGAGCTTCACCTAATCTTGAAACAGTTTCAGCGCACAGTGATGGCTAAAAGCTATAAAGAATGTGAAGAGGACAGGATTCTTGTACGACTCTTCAACATCTGGACGCATGACAGGCTAGCGGATGTTAATCCAGCTTCCGAATTGCAAGCCTGCATTGGAGCGATTACACAACTTGTCGCCCACCTTGAATCTAAATAAGCACATGGCCCCCGTAGGTTAATTCCTACGGGGGCTGATGCTAAGAACCCAAACACAACTTACAGTCCAAACAGAATGTCTATCGTTGCAAGGGTTTTATACCATGTTACCATTCAAGCTGTCAATCTTTATTTGACGATATAGTTTTTATCCTTATGATTTTTTTTGAGCTGTTCTAAATGAGCTTCTGCTGATTCCCAGCCGCGCTTGAGGCTCTGGACTACACGTTCGTATTCTCGAATAGCTGACATGTTGGCATCATCTGCACAGAAGAATACTTCCAGATTCAAAGTGCCGCATTCCTGAGTCCTGAAATGGTGGTTGGTGTATGTCACTTCAACAGTTTTGCGTTTAATATCGTAGGAGATATGGTCCACTTCAACACCAAGGACGATAGGGACCCCGCCCTGTGAAGATTTGATATATGCGGTGCTTCCCTTATGCAGGGTTATGTTTTTAAGTTCTTCAGGTTCAAAGGTGGTTTTCATTTTGGATTCGTTGTGGTTAATGTCTGTGCATGAGTAAGGTTCTAACTCAAAGGGTTCGTAGAAATCGTAGCCTGTCTCATCAATGTATCTGACTCTGATAGGCAATGTTCCGGTTCCATCATCTTCCTTGATAATACCTATAGCAGATTTGTGTTCGCCACAAGTAACCCGGACCATTGTTCCTACTTTGCATTCTTCTCTCTTCATTGTGTTAGTTTCTTTCTAGTTCGTTGCTCTTTCATAGCAACGCCAGTATGACTGTTGTTTTATTATTGTCAAGAATTTTTCTTCCAACAGTCAGAGTCTATATCAAAGTGGGCCTTCACCGTCAGGTCACAACCACACAAGGTGCAGTATAAGGGAGGCCGCCCGCCAGAGAGGTCCACAAGATTTTGTGTTTTCTCTTTTAAGAATTTTCTTCCAGCCCCTTCGGCACCGCAGGTAGCACACCCTTCCTTATCCAAACCTGGGGGAGGTACGTCCGTAGCACGAGGGCAGTTCCTGCAAATATCGTAGCGTCGTCGAGCCTCTTCACTGCTTACAAACCTGTGCCCCTGTCTATACCACAATACCATCGTGGCAAAGAAGGACAGGACTTTGCGTGCAGACATGGGTTCATATTCCCGCCACTCGATACCCTTATCTCCGCACGTCTGACAATACTCCGGGGGGAGATAGGAGCATAGTTCAGATTCGAAAGCTTCATTTCGGAAAGGTTCCCCGTTGTTGATGAAGAGGCGGGTAACATTTTTCCTGAGCTGTTCCAGTGTAGGGCCTTCAACCTTAACACCTTTCAGTCGAACGCTCATAGATTCCGGGACAATAAATTTCCAGCCACCGGGAGGGGTGGCTCTGACATGATTGGGTACTATACGAAAAGAGGGCATGGGAGGATTGTACCCCCCATGCCCTCTGTAAGTCAAGGATTTAATGTAGCCTACTGTCGAAGAGAACCATCAATTTCCTTCTGGCTCAAGGCTCTGTCATTGACATCCACGGAACCGCTTCCAGCCTGCTGGAGGATGAGGTCAATCTGTTTCTGAATCAGTTCATGACCACGTTCCGTCGTGCTTGCCTTCTTATCTTCCAGTTGGAGACGAGCAATGGCTTCCTTGGCAGACTCCTTGCTAATCAGTTCAGGGAGGATGCCACTCATGGCCGCCTTGAACCTGTTGGCACTCATGCCGGAACGTTCAATAGCGGAGGCAAGGACAGCATCCCTCATATTCTCTGGCAAGGTTCGGCTCAGTCCATAGACGAAGCGCACCCCGTTCACCACGTTGGTATAGCTCTTAATGATAGCCTCGGATTCCTCGGCAACCACGGCATCCACGTCAGCCCCGGACTCCATTCGCTTATAGTAGTTCGGCTTGAGAATCGTCATACGCTTGGCTCGGTTGAGTGAAGCTTGGGAATTCTTCAACCCTTGAGCGAAGGTTTCCGTCAGGTCCTTCGGCCTACGCATCCCCGTACCAATCGTCTGCGCGGCGAATGCTCCCCAGCTAAGGTCGGGGGTATCTCCACCCAGAGAACGGATAGACTTGACACCCCAACTATAGAACGGAACTTGGCTATTCACTGTAGTTGCCAGACGTTCAGCCCATTCCCAGGTATGGCCGCCACCCATGGACGGTTCGAAGCCCGCCGTGAGGGTTAGAGCATTGACGACCGCAGGTATGAAGTCCACGTTCTCATTGCCCGTAGTCGCATACTGATAATGGAATCCTTCAGCATCTAACACTTCAAACAGGGTAGCGAGCCCCATGGACGGAGATAACACAGTGCCTTCCAACAGGTTGTGAAGTTCACCCATAGGATTGCTGGACCACTTGTCTTCGTCATACTTGACTGCTAGTCTGTAGAGTGTACCAAAGCTCTTGACCACGTTCTTGTAGGGGTTCACATAGTCAAGATTAAAGTAGGTAAACTCGTTCCTTTCCTTGTCCACTACGGCGAGTAAGTCACCGTACTTGTCATATTCCGGGAAGAGTCCAGCCTCTGCCATCTTACGGAGTGCCCCCTCATTCGTAATGAATTGCATCTTGTCCTCATCATCACCATAAAGAGTATGCAACGCTGTGATGAGAGCCCAGCGGGAAAGCATGGGCATGGCAGTCAGAGCCGCCGCGGAACCCATGAATCGGCCAAGCCCGCGGGTTACGAGGTAGGCACCGTCCTTACTCATGCTGTTCTTCATAGCCCATACACCGTCGCTAATTTCTTCCATGCCGTAGCCCACGTTATACATAGCGGACTGGAAGGTATGGTACTGGAACATGAAGTAAGGGGCTACAATCGACCCCATGTGCCTCACCCATTTCGGCGTGCGCGTCCCTGTCGGAAGCAGGTTCTTTACCTTGGAAGCCGCATGCCTATCGACATACGCATTCCATGCCACTTCACCATTACCTGCCGCGCGGACAAGGGCCTTCTGCCTTGCATTGAGTTCTTCCCCAGCGGCCGCTCTCATGGTCGCCCGTTCCAGCTGGACCTCCAACTGCTTGCGGCTGAGTGCCTGCTGATTACCGAACAACGCAATCTTAGCCGCGGCATCTGGCATCCCGTAAGCAAAGGCGGCCAATTTCACGGGGTATGCAACACCATGTCCTGCCTTCTTGGCCGCATCTTTGATGGTGGTCTTGGACCTCTTATCCTCTAACGCTTCGGCAAAGGCATAGAAGGAATCCTCGGAATCCGTGGATTCCAGTTCTCCCTGCATTGTCGCGAACTCTTCGGACTTCCAAATGTTCCGAAGGAATTCACCCTGCCCCGCGTCGAGAAGACCAATCTCCTGCCAGTAGCGAATCTTCTCATTGTATTTAGACTCAGCCTGTAGGAGCTTCTGAGCAGAAGACTCCGCACCAATGCCTCCTTCCTGTGCTTTAAGGTAGAGCTTGTGCATCTGGCCCCATTCTTTCACGAGGGAACCAATGTCCTTAAGCCCCTTCACAGGGAACGCACCAGCATGAAGCATCTGAGCCGCAGTACCATAGGCGTTACGGAAGGTGGAACCTGGGCTGGCGATAAGAGTGGCCATGTTGATGTAGCCGCCCGTCTTTGAGAGGAAGCCAGGTCTTCCTGTGTGGCTCTTCCAGTACTTGCGGACATCCTCATACGTGCTGGTCTTGGAGTCCATGATTTCGTCGGAGGGCATGTAGATTTTGTAAATGGCACGAGCCATATCCGGCGTAGTGTAGAGTCCGTTCAGGGAATTACGCTTATTCTTCAACATGACTTCCACCATGTCGGGGGTACGGTCCGCACTGTCCTCCGCGACTACAACCCCCTGGTCCTTAAGCACTGTTGCATATTCATCAGACAGCACCTGATTCACTGCCAGTTTAGACTGGAGGGAAACAGTGTTCTGCAATACGCCAATGGCTTCACCAATGGTAGTATCGTGGAGTTCGTGCATGGCCTTGCGCTTCCATTCCGGTTCACGTTTCCGCATAGACGTTACGTCTTCACGGGTGCGTTTCTTGGACAGCACTTCGTCAATGGCTTCCTTGGCATGAGCCATGGCCAGTTCCGCGAGCTGGGGGTATTCCAACGTCTTAATGTCCTGAGCGTTAATGACATTGCCCAGACCATTGAGGTTCATCTGAATCTCTGCCTGCTTACGGAGAAGGTCCACCACGTCGTTCAGCTTCTCTTCAATATCCAGGTGCGGGGTATTCCAGATTTGGTTGATGGCATTGACCGGAACCATGGGGAGGATTTCATTTATCCTGTGGGCTAAAGCGTCTCCTGAATTGAAGGAACCCAGCTTGTCCAGAAGCGTATCACCTGGCCTATCCTGTAGGAGGGATTCAATGTATTTATCCTGGGCTTCCGTGCGAAGCCTGCGCTTCACTTTGTCCAGACGTTTGGCCGTGTACCTGTCGCTCTGCACAATCATGGACATGGCCTTATCGTAGATGCTGGACATATTCATTCCGTTCTTGAGGTCAGAAGCCAACTGAATTTCCCCGTAGTTGTCGTGGATGAAGTCAAGAATATTGCGACTTCTGAAGTTCTTGGCGACACCATTGAACAGGAGTGCGTTGTTCTCGTTAGCCGTGTCCCCTGCGGGCACTACCTCAAGGTTCAGTTCATCATGCAGGGTTGCAAGTGCCTGCATATTGTCCAGCACGGTGCTTACGGTTTCGGCCATCTCCCCCTGATGGGTTTCGGCATGAGCCGTCGCGGCTTCATTCAACAGAACGGTAAGCCCCTTAAAGGCTTGTGCGGTTTCACCGTTAGGATTGGCGATGATTTCCCGCATCGTCTTCGTGTAGTCCCCAGCGTGCTTACCCACAGCCAGATAAGTGCGATGCAGGTAGTCCATGCGCTTGGCATTGTCTTCCATCTTGCTGTCACCCGTGATGCGGGCGATAGCCATTTGCGTTACTGCGATTTCCTTGCGGGCATCGACAACTGCATTGTAGATGAGGTTTCCGATTACGCCTTGCTCCTTCAGGTATTTTTCACCAGCTTCACGACGAGCCATGAATTCGGCCTGCTTCTTCCTTCGGGCTTCCAGCAGGGCGGCATCACGCTTCTTCCAAACGATGCCGGATTCAACGACCGTACCGTCTGCCTTAATACCCGTATGGCGCGTGGCTTGCGCGTATTCCGCGTTGGCTTCTTTAATCCATTCACGAGCTTGAGCCTTAGCCTCCTTAATGTCGCGAAGCATGTTGGCCGTTTCAACTTTCTTGGACAGCTCGTCACGCAGATAGTCGGAGCGCATATTATCCCAGCCCTCCTGCAATTCATCCAGAGTAAACGGAGATTCCACTCCATTCACCTGGTCCAGAATGTAGCTCTTGGTGTCCCGTGCCAGTGCATAGTAGCGGGAGGCGAGAGCCGCATTCCCCAGGTCACGAACCCGTGAACCCAGGGAATCCATGGATTCCGTGAGCCTTTGGTTCATGGCGGGAGCCATAGTTTCGGCATTGACCGTAGATGCATATCCTTCCCGGCCAACTTCGTTAAGGAGACGAATCATTTCATTGATGGATGCACGTCCTTCACTGGTGTTGGCCATGAGGTTGGCGGCACGAATCAGTTCAGCGTTCTGATTAACCACCCTCTGTACGTGTTGCTTCGCCGCATTGATACGGTAGTCACGGGTTTCCTTGAGCTGAGCAATCTCCGCATTCGTTTCACGGTTAATACGTTCCACGGTTTCCGGGTCGATGTCATTGTCCAGATTACCTGCCGTGTCAATGATGGCAGAGGCAAGTTTCTGCCGGGCATCAGTGGTGAGGTTGTTCTTCTGGACATACTTATCCGCAAGCTCCTTCACCTTACCCAGACGCTTATTGACGCGCTCATAGGATGCGCTCAGGTTGACCATTTGTTCTTGTAGGACGAGACGCTGTTCCGGGGTGGGAACGTTGATACCTCCCTGCCCCCAGCGGGTCATGCGCCAACCGTTGCGGAACATGGTCGCCCAGTTGCCGGAGGAAGAGCCTACAATTTCTGCGGCCACACCGAAGCTCATGCGCTGGGAGAGGCCGCTCTCATAGGCCATGGGGTTGAAATAGGATTTACCCAGCTTATTCCCGGTGTAGTCCGTCACATTTACTGCATAGGTTTCCGGTCGGTCAAGACTATACCAGGCACCTTCCGGGGCTACGTCGGCCACGCGCTGGACATAGGCGTTCCATTCTGCCTCATCGAGAACAGGCGCATTCTGCATTTCATTGCGAACCTCATGAAAGAGGTCGCGCAACCAGTCGATGATACGATTGTGAATCGGCTTACGTTTACCTGTCGTTTCCGCATACCGGGTAAGCATGTCCATATCCGCATTCTTCCCGGTGAATCCCATTACCAGAGAATTGATGACGGGGTTGGAGAAGACCACAGAGGCGAACTCGTCAGCACCCTTAATCCCGTAGGCCAGGTCGTTCATGACAGCGGCGATTGCGTTCATCTCGTTGGGGTCAAGGCTATTGTCGTAAGCCTCCCGCAAGACTGCATGGATGTCGTTGAAGCGAGCCGCCATAGCTGAGCGAAGCTTGCTCATTTCCCGGCCATATTCTGCATTGTTCTTCCGCAGGTGTCGGTCCAGCAGGTGGATAGCTTCATGGATGAGTGTACCCGTAGTGCCTTCCACCGCGTTCTCCCTGTTGGTGAAGAGGTCAATAACGCCACCAGCCAGTTCACCATCCGCACCCTGATTGTAGGTAATCATGGCAGGGGAGAAGTTACCGTCAGTCGCTGTGCTCATACGGACTGCGAGGTCAAGGCCCGCGGCATTGAGAGCCTGCGTCAATCCTTCAATGGCTTTCTTCTGAGCAGGTGTAGCGTTGACGCTCAACCTGTTCAGGAGGTTAATACCATTGACTCCAGTCCCGTCCGTAGGCAGGTCAAGGCTCATGACGGCGTTCCCCCATTTGGTAGTAGGAGCTTCTTCCGCTTTGGCGTTGGCACTTGGCGCATACATACTGGCGTTGGGAGTCATGACAATACTCTCCCCGGTGTTCGTGGTAACTACGGGGCCCGTGGGACTGGTCATGCTATTAAGCACCACCAGCTTTTCTGCCCGCTGTTCCAAGGAGCCGCTGGCTAGCCATGCCCCGGTGTTGGGGTCAAACGTAGCCGTCCCTGCGGCCAAAGTATTTACGGTTTCCTCGGCGGCTTCTCTCCCCGTACCATTGTCGAGGAAGTTCTGCACAGGAGCTACTATCTTATTGGCTTCCTCACGGGCCGCGGTCTCCGTGGTTTCCGCGGGAGCTACGGCTTCCGTGGTTTCCGTGGGTTCATTGGTCAGCGTATTGATTACGACAGATGCTTCATCAAGGCTTTCATCCCCCGTACCCTGAAGGTCGAGGTGGTCATCAAGGGGAACGTTGGCTTCGCGGCTCTTCATTGCGTCGAATGCTTCGGTCAGCATGGAGCGCATGACACTGACGTTTGTATCGTTGGCATAGGCCATCGTGTTGGGCAGGTCGCGAATAACGCCCGCAAGGTATTCAGCCGCGGCGGATTCGCCTTCGTACTGATACCTGTCGGAAGCTTCCTGCACGTAGCCACGGAAAGACTGGAAGTTGGTCATACCCAGGGCAGGTGCCCTAGATATCCATTGCTTTCTCTGCTCATCCGTCAGCTGTAGGGCCTCGTCAGTTATGGTCTTGTTTACCCATTCAGTTGCCACCAGTTCCACGTCTCCCCTATCCCCTGCGATTTCAATCGTCCGCATTCCTGTTTCAAGCAAGGGTGCCGCGGGTCCCGTGGGGTCCACGGATTCCAGGGCTTTGCCCGTGCTATCCACCAGCTGACTCGCATCCCTGAATACCTTGGATTCCGTGGGTTCGATAGCGGGCAACTGGAACTGGGCCGGGGTCTCCCCTGCAATCCGCGCTCCATAGACACCGCCAAGCGCACCAAGGAAAGCAACCTTTGCTCCTACTTCAACGACTCCTTCGAACGTACCGATAGACTGTTCAGAAATCTCTCCGTTCTTGGCCAGTTCCGTGACGGCCCATTCCTGAAACTCATCCGCGAGTTCTTCGGTTGCGCCTTCAGCGGACACCTTGGCACAGCTGTACAGGTAGGAAGATACAGCTTTCACCTTCTCCACATTGGTCATGTCCTTCCAGTTCTTCCTGCGCCAGTTGGAAAGACGGTCATCCACACGGTTGAACCAGTTTTCCCTGCGAAGGTTTTTAGCTCCAACCGCTTTACGGATAAAGGATTCCATACCCATACGGTTGTTAATCAGGACGGACATGCCGCCCGCGATACCAGCACCCATCATAGCTCTGCGATTAGCCTTTGCCTGAGCGGCTTCGAGGTTTTCCGCAGTGTGTTCCTTACCTTCCATTTCACGGTCGTAAACCGCATAGAAGATTTCGGAGTATGCCTGCGGAACTATCTGGCTGGCAATGACGGTATTAACCCCGGCACCAGCTCCAACCCGCTGAAGGTCAATCGCGGCGGCTCGGTTTAATACACGCTGAACACCACCGCTAATACCTCCAGCAAGGCCGGGACGCGCGGCAGGGACAAGGGCTTCCGTCTTTCGGGCGATGACTTTGGCACTGGCCTTAATGAGACCATTGACCGCAGTCCGTTCCAGAGCACGGCCCGCAATACTGCCGACCGTACCACCGACATGAGTCGCCACCATTTGATATCCCAGGTTGACAATCTCCGCAGACATGTCAGCCATGAGATTCCCCTTGACCAGTTCACCTTCTGCCTGCTGTTTTTCATTCAGCGTGTTCCACATGGTGCGGGCTTTTTCCCGGCCAGTGTCACTGCCTATAAGGTTGGAGGCGAAAAGAAGGGAGCCCGCAACAGCACCCGTCCCAATGTCAGCAAATTTGTGTGTGCCGATTTGAAGGCCACGCAGGATGGAGTTAATAGCCCCCTGTCCTTCCTTCTGCCATGCGGCAAGAATCTGCTCATCACTCTGGCCATTCTCCTTGCCATTGTTATAGAACTCTTTGAAGGACAGCATCTTATCCAGACGGTCCATGACCCAGCCACCAGCAAATCCGGCACCAGTTCCCATCCAGGTATCGCGGAGGGTGCCCAGAGTTTCTTCCAGTTCCATGTTCTGCTTGACCATTTCGCTTGCGGATTTGGTGCGGGCCTTCTTCCATTGCTCAATCGTTTTCTCAATCAGCTCCAGGTCTGCTCCTGACTCCTGCAACTGGTTGACGCTACGATTGAATAGGTCGTCATCATACAGGGCGTTGGGGTTGTATTGGAGTGTGGCGTTTGTATCAACCTCTTTCGTGTGAGGGTTGTATGCAAACAGCGTACCTCTGCCAATGTTGAGGTCCCCCTGACGCGCCGCATGACTGAGGGAATTGAGCGCGTCTTTCGTGCTCTTAATCCCGTAGTTCTTCATGTAGTCGCGGAGTTGTTCGGTGCTGACCTCAAAGGTAGGACCGCCAACTACGCCATATTCCCAACCACGCGCACCCTGCCGCCATTCCATAGTACTCAGAGGGTCGCTGGTTTTACCTACCTGACTTCCCGGTTGGAAGGTAAGAACGTCAGCGACTTGACCAGCCGCACTGCGGTATTGACTCATGGCCCCGGCAACCGCGTCATCAAGACTGCCGCGTTTTTTCAGGCCGTTGGTCTGGGCATTCAGGAGTTCCGTAGTTCCCAGCGTGCGAATCAGGTCACGGCTCAATCCTGGATTGCGCTTCTCCAGTTCGGCATACAGCGTGTCAGCATAATCGCGGCGGTAATCCGATTCAATGGTGCGGCCCAGTTCATGGCTCTTCTTGTCAGCCATGGCCCGCATCTCGTCGAGGTCAACCATGGGGGCCAACCGTTTCACGGCGGCCTCGGCAACCTTGGCTTCGTTCATCAAAGCATCCCGGAGGGCTACGGAGTTGATGCCCTCATACTCGTCCTCCATCTGCTTAACTAGATTGTCAATCGTCTTCGCGGCAGTGACGGCCCGCTTCCCGGCCCCAGCGGCACGGGCATCCGCGGCTACCGTGGATGCCGTGTCAGCTACGTATTTGCCGTAGTCGCGGACGAGACGGAACATGGTGCTGGGGGACTTGGACAAGTTGGCGAGCTCAGCAAATACATTCCCAGTGAATGAAGGTGCCGTGTCAAAGGATTCGCCAACGCCAAGCTCCCCCACGCTAGCCTCGCGGGGTTTAGCGGCTTTACCCTGAATGGATTCCGTGGATGCCGTATTATACTTGTCGTAAATCTTGCGGGCCGCATTGAAGGTATTTACATCCTCGCGGCGAATGCTGTCGATGATTGCCTTAATCTCTTCGGCTTCCATGGTTTCCGGGGCTTCCGCTTCCGCTTTCGCGGCACTGTCAGGAGCCGCAGTCGTATTCGCTTTAATGTAGCTCTTCCGTTCAGCGGCCAGAGTCCGGGCAATCGCCGTGCTTACATCCTTACTGCTACGGTTCCGGTCGGCGGCAATAGCGAGGAACTTTTCAGTAATAACTGGCTGTCCATCCGCACCGACAGAGAAGCCGAACCGGGAAGTGAATGCAGGGTCGGTAGGCGTAAGGGAGTTGGAGCTTACGACATTGAGACCCAGAGAGTTGCCAAGCTTTTCCATCACCTGCGGGTTAGCCTTGGCCCCTTCTTTCAGGTCAACAAAGCTATCGGCACTGCGGCCAACGTAGTCGGTCATGTCCTCAAGGGCTTCGAAGTTGAGCCCCATGTTGCGGCGGGACAGGGATTTGACATCCCGGTCGCGTTCAGCACGCGCACGGTCAGCCTGCCCTTGCTCAAACTGAATGTCGGCACGGGCCTCGGTAACTTCTTTCCTTGCTTCCGTCTTCTGTTCCTTGGCTCGTTTTTCCTGTTCCTTGCGTTCGGTGTCCAGTACGCCGGACAGGTGAGTGAAGAAATCCGCTTCCGCTTCTACGCCTTTAACGGCCTGTTTCTGTGCTTCTTCTGCTTCCTTCTTCTGACGGTCGAGAGCTTTCTGCTCCTGACCCCGTTGCCATGCCGCATGCTTTTCTGCGGCGCGGGCTTCTCGGATTCCGGTGATTTCAGAACTGGGGTTCCAGTCTGCCGGGCTAGCTGTAGTAAAGTCAATAGCCATTTACTTAATAGGTTGGTTTCTAATACAATGCGCCCCTGCTTCGAGGGACTGCCTAAGTCTATCAAAGCAGGGGCTAAGGTCAAGAGAAATACTAACTTTTTCTGTCAGCAATATTATTTGAAACTGAGGGAAGCAAACTCCGGTCGCTTCATTAACTCATTGAACATGATGAGCTTCGCCTGTGGATTTCCTTTTCGGAGAGCCTTCCAGTGCTCGTACTGTTGCTGGTACTTCGGGTCTCTCCTGTTCAGGGGATTCTTAAACATGTTCCCCAGCTGGCGTGTATATGCGCGGCTGGCCCGTTCCAGAGCTTTAATCTCGTTGCCGAATTTCGCCTTCTGTGCGTACATGGTTTTGACCTTCAGATAGGTGCTGGCCTGAGACCTTGCCTGCGGGTCTGCCGTAGGGTCACGCAGTACCTCCAGCATTTTCTCATCACGTCCGGGCGGCGATACCTGCGCCGTGGGTATAGGGGAGCCGCCGGAGGGTAGGGCACCAGCGGGGGCCGCCGGGGCCGCCGGAGAACCTGTCGGTGCTGTGAGCAGGGAGGGGTTCTGCTTTACCTGCTGTTCCTTCCATTTATTGTAGAGCTCAGTCTGCTTGGCCGGGTTCAGTGATTGATATAGCTTATAGTCGTCAGGGCTGAGCCTGTTCTTAATGTCTGTGCCGAAAGCTTCCTGCGATAGCGATGCCGGAGTAGCGGAACCCGTGGGACGGGTGGCACCGGAACCCGTGGGTACCGGGGATGCCGTGGCTCCTGGTACCCTACCAACGGGCATCTGCCCTCTGCTTACATTCTGGTCCACCCCTCGCATGAGAAGCCTATCCTCCGCAGTGGGTCCCTGGGCCATGAGCTTCTGGTAATTGGCACGTTGTGCTTCCGCATAGGCCTGACTGTTCGGGTCCACGGCACCCGGAACCGTAGGTTCCGTAATGCCGCGGCCATACTGATTCGCGGGTGCCGGGGATGCCGGGGGACGTTGAATCCCCCGGTTGCTGTTTGCCGCGGCCACCTCGTTCAATGCCTTAGCGTCCACTGGTTTGTTCGGGTCGTTATTGGTTACGGGACGAAGGGGAACATCCGGGTTCACCTTGGGCAGGACTTCTTCGGTTATCTTCTGCCGGGGAGACTTGGTTGCCGGGTTCTTCCCTTCACTGCTGATATCTGTGGATTGAGTTGCCATGATGGTTTACATGAGGTTAAGGCCGGGGCTCTGCATCAGCCCGCCGTTCTGTACAATGTTGGGAGCTTGATAAGTTCCCTGACGATATTTGCGGAGGTGGTCGTTCAGGTACTTGACCGCAAGTCCATAGCTGTCGGTGCCCATCTGGGTATTGCCCTGTTCATTATAGACCACTGACAGCATCATGGCCTTGAGGGCGGGGAGGCATCCGGGATAGATACGAACCTCCTTATCTTCCCATGCCTTATCATCATAGACATTGAGGGAGAGACCGCGGAGAGCGCAACGCGCGGAAACGGTCATGCCCATATCCTTGTCATTGATGCCATTGCTACCAGACAGTACGGCATAGGTACGGAGGTTCATCTCGTTCAGCCCCATGTCCACCATGAGAGGGGGTGAGCCGTGCGGCCTGCGGGGGTACTCGCTACGGAACCAGGTGTTGGATTCGAACATGGCCCGGTCAACGATGTTATACCGTTGTCCCCCCGGTGTCCATGCCGCAACGATACTATCGTACTCATCAGGGAGGGCAATGATTCCATTCCGTTCAACTCCTTCGAAATCAAGGATTGCCATGGAATCCGGGGAAACCGTGGCCTCGTTAAGCAGGAGGTTCTGGGCTTCCTTCAGAATCCTGCGGAAGTCAACATTGGATTTGGAGGGCGGCGTATTGGTAATGAGCATACACAATTCGTCGCATACGTTTCGATACGTCAAATAGGATTTAGTAATGAACGCCATGAGATTATGCGGTTGGAGGATAGATGGTTACTTTCTTGCACAGCATGCCGCCGTTCCACGGGGATGCATAGTAGGATGTCACGGAGGTCCAGTCGGTAACACTGGTTGCCGGGAAGGTTGCATTGAAGACTCCGGGAGTCCACTTGGCATCCTGGTTTCCGATAGTGACCGTAAAGTTCAACTGGGTGTGGAGGCAGGCCGGAAGACGGAAGTCCACTAACGGCGTAGAGAAATATCCGCTGGCCGTAGTGAACTGGGGAGAAGTTCCCAGGCCCCAGGTGCTGGGCCAGGAGCCGTCCGGGCTGAAAAGCTCTTCCACCACGGCACGGCAGGGGCCTGAGTAGGAATCCCGTTTCATGTTCGTGGACGGGAAGTATTGGCCACCCTGTTTACCCGACATGTCGGGCCTCGTATTCCAGGCCATCCATGAAACATTTCCCAGCACTGCGGGGAAACTGTAGTTCATGGTGGTGGTGTACTTTCGGTAATAGCCAATGCCGGGAATCTGCATGTAGCTATCAACAGCGTAACAGGGGTTCACCCACTGCCGGAGTACGACGCGGGACACGTTGGTATTCTTCTGGAGCTTGAATGTATTCCCGGTCAAGGTAGCTACGGTCGCACCAAACTGGAAGTAAGGGTATCTCGTTCCATTGTAGGAGAGTTCAATCCGGTTTGCTACTGCCGCCTTCAATGAGTAGGTTCCATCCGTGTATTCGCTCTTCTCGCCATTGCGGGTCACAACAGAAGGAGGCTCATTAGACGATGATACGGAAGAGGTTACTGCAATGTCGAATATCTTGGTGCCGTTGAGCTTAATGGGAATGTTCCCGTTAATGGCGATGCCATTAGGGTTCTCTACCCAGACCAGCATATTGAGCTGACCGTTAGTGACATCAAGGAATACCTTGCTAATCCCCGTGGGGAGAGAACCAACCGTAAACTTCATTTCGGGGTTGTAGGTTCCCCGCTTATATATCCCTGAACCATCCATATAACCTATGGGAAGCGTCCAGGTCTGGCCAGATACTCCTTCACCGTACAGCGTGTCGGAGATAATCCCCTCCATGCTAATCCGATAAAGGCCGTCCGCAGTGTACCATGGGCCATCCGGGTTGACATTGTAGTAATGGTTGGCCGTAGAGATGGTGCCAGGAGATTGCTCCACGGGCATGCTATTCTGCACATACATGGGCCACCAGCGTTTGTTCTTGTAATAGACCGTTACCACGGTTCCCCTGTCTCTCCCCGGATTGTTGGAAGTGAATTCGCAGGTGAATGCGAAGTAGTTGGAGAACGAAGGATAGCTGGGGTCGTTCCATCCGTTGATGACATTAAGGTTAGAAAGCAATCCCGTAGGGCTGGGGTTGTCCTCGCCAACGGAGAAATCGCTGAGGCTGTAGTTCTCTTTAACCCACACAGTGTCAGGGATGGATATGGAAACCTCAGTTACCGGGGATTCCAGTTTGCGTCCGTAATAGACGTTACCCACGGAGTCCGTGTATTTCTTGAACCCTTCTTCCTGCCAGTCCTTATCGAACTCGGTGGAGGGTTCATGCACGATTTTACGAAGCACCGGATAAACCTGATTCGTTATCCGGTCGAACTGGCTCTCCCAGAACTCGTCAATCTGTTCGTAAGTGGTACACTGCTTTCTCGTCTCCTTCTGGCTATAGCCTTCCCGGACAACGACACTACTATCCACTCTCCACTGGCTACAGTTCTCACCGGGTTCCGGGGGTTCAATGGATGGAAGGTCTCCGTTGGCCGTCCAGTCCACTGACTGGCTGGTCGTCACCGTGGTATTGATGCAACGCACAAACCGGGAGTCCGGGTTGCAACAGTTGCCGGAAAGGCTGTTCTGCTGTTCATTCTCCACGATGGAGGAATTGCGCTTGAACATCGTAACCACCGTATAGTTCTGGAGGCTGGGGTACGTGCCCTTATCCCATCCAGTGCTAAGAGGTTTACCTTCGAACTCTTTGGTGGGCATGAAAGGGATGCGTGCCTGTCCGGGCTCTGCCCCTCCTTCACCTTCCCACAGTGGGGCGGCCCACACCTCGCGGGAAAGTTTGATAGCGTTCTGAGATACCCATTCGTTCTCCGGTACGGAAGTTCCGGGCCCACCGTTTTCCCATACAGTGTCTCCCTTTACCCACATGTTATTGGGCATAAACTCCTTAACGACAGGACCGGGCAGAGTTTTATACACCCGTGTAACTTTACGGAAGTACTTGTTGAGATGTTCCTGCTCGAAGCGGCCAACTTCTTCATAGACCAGCTGGGCATCGTAGGCCGTATAATCATGGAGGTCATAGAAGTCAGGGTCAAGCTTCTCGTTGCTGGGGTCAAAGGAACCAAGGGCTAACGGGGTGTACGCGGAATCCGTGGGTTCAACCCATTCACGAATGATTTCATAGAAGTCCTTGAGGTCTTCAGCGTCAGCGGCACTGCTCATGAAGTTTCCATCCGCGGCAGTGTCCTTGAGCGTATAGCCATCCTGAATCTTCTTCATATCCTGGATGTTATACCGATACTGCTCCTGTGGTGGGACCATGTAGTAGAACCGATAGATGTGGCGGCGCGTGTCTTCCGCTACGGGTTCGACATGGACAAGCACAGCTTCACGCATGAAAGGGAGGAAAGTAGTTCCCGCTGTGGGGTTGTAGGGAGTACCCAGTTCTGCCGACAATTCGTTGGGATTCTTGACAATCCTTTCCACGAAGAACATGACGTTCTTGACTACGGCATAGGGGAAATTGATGATGGGTTCCCCCATGGGACGGTCCGGGTTATGCCCGTTACGCCATGAACTGTCCGTGGTTCCTATCGGAATTATCGGAGGTTGTGGGTTTGATGCTCCTGTATTAGGAATTAGAGGCATGATTTGAGTGGTAGAACGGAAGTGTTGAACCTGGAAGCGGGGGTGTCCAGGTCATCCACACATATCCGTTTATGGTTAAGTGCATAGGTTCTCCCCGCTGAAAGTCTATCGACTCACCCGCAGAATACTTCCGGTTTGTTCTTCTGTCAATAATATATCCGTTTATGACACGAAGTTTATGTGAGCGTTCGCTGTCAATAAGATTGGGAAGCTTAATCTCTTCATGTGTTCGGATGTAAGTAACAGAGCTTGTGAGGTTTTCTCCAACATACTTGATACCTACCGAACCACGCAGAAAGTAAACCCACTGATTCTTGGGTAGCTTTCTTTCACCTTCACGGCCCAGGGGCAGAGTCGCGTAGAACTGATTCCGCTTGGCAATGCGTTCGCCGCAGACGTGTAATTTAACCTGCAACTCATCAGCCAGACTGGTGATGTTCTTAATCACTCCTTCTGGTTCGGGTTCTTTTCGGAATAGTTTTGGGAGTAGCTTCATTGTTCATGCCGCTGTGTTTGACGATTTCTAACAGTTCTTCGTGGTCCCTCCGCAGGAAATCCAGTTTACCGTGGAGCTGGTCCAGAGTTTCATCCAGTTCAGAGATAACCCGCAGTGCCTCCTGTAGAAGTACTAAAAAAGATTTCTCCTTGTCAAGAGTATAATCAATTTTTTTACTAAGGTACTTATAGGCAAGCTTCGCCGCCACGTAAATAAGCCCTACGAACACCAGATACGCAGGGCTCATCTCATCAACGATGCGTGTCAGGAACATTGTCCAGACATTTGCATCCACGCTTGCGAGACTATACAAAAACATGGCGGCAAGGTTTACCTCACCGCCATGGTACTAAATGAATTTATTGCTGTAAAGAATTATTTTCTTGACATAATAGTCTCGGCAAACTTAACACGAGCTTCGCATCGGTTAAACCAGCCTTTAAGGAACTTCTTCTTAACGGGGTTGGCCTTGACAATGCTTTCATACCTTGCACGAGCCGCCTGGTCTAGGGCCCTGATAGTGTAGTCCTCCGGCAGGGATGAGGTCAGCCCCAGCAGGCCTGTCTGTGTTTTAATCCCCCACTTCCCGTCCACGGCAATCTCGTTTAAGCCCTCCCTGTTAATCATCCCCTGAATGACCTTAATGGCTCCAGCATTACCCATGTTGAAGGCCAGGTCACGAATCATGAATTCGTAGCCGAAGCCATAGTTCGGAAGATAGCTTGCAATGGTTGCGGTATTCTCAAGTACGTAACTGAGGCATTCTTCCCATGCTTCTTCCCGCAGTCCTTTGTCCAGCAAGGATTTAATCCGGTTAAATACGTCAGGTTCAATCCCGTCGCAGATACCTGCAATCTCCCAGGTGCCGCCACCATCGCCGGAGGGAAGGCGCGTAACCCGCAGGGATTCTGGCCCGGTAATCTTGTAGTCCTCCATGTTCAGGATTTTAGCGGCCATCCGGTTGCGGATTTCATGAGCATCCACGGAATCCGTGGATTCCCCGGTACCCGTGGATTCCGGGGTTAGCCGTTTAAGAATTGCATCAATGGTCTTCGGTCCGATAATGCCGTCAGCAGTCACGCCGACCAGCTGTTGAATCTTTTTGATTTTAGCTTTCTGTGTCATCGTCTTCTTCTGTGCTGTCTTCCAGCAGGTTGATTCGTTCGTTTTCAGGATAGCCCAGTTCCCAGTGGAACCGGGTAATCATATCGTTGTTCAGTTTGATTTCCTTGGTGGGCGTAAACCACTTGCCATGAAGAAGATAATCTTTCCGCTCATCCGGGGAATCCGTGGGTTCCAGAATCTTGAAGACACAGCGGAAGTCCTCAAAAGAGATAGGTACCTTCTCAATGATAATCCAGTGAGATACATCGACCACCCCCATAGCGTCCGGCAGGGATGCGGTGCGCGCCGCGAAACCTACCCGCATATGTTCCAGAGCAATGCCGAACGGATTGTTCAGGTGGGACAGGGTGTAGCTAATCATACCCCAGGTCATGGAGCGGGACCGCGACAGAATCCCGTCCATCCTGGGAAGTACGTTTGCTATGATTTCGGAATTGCTTTCCGGTCCGTCGTTGGCAATATAGAATTCTCCGCGCTGTACGTTGCAGGGCATAGTGTGTTTGGTTGATTTATTGATTGCTGTAGTTTTCCAGGAGACCGAGGATTCCGTGGGCGGCTTCGTCAAAGTCTTCTGCCAGTTTGTTCAGAGCCTTCTGTCCCTTGGCCAGTTGATAGAGGTAGGGAACAAGTGTCTCGACGATTTCCATGCGGAACTGCACAACACAGGGGCGCGTACCAGTTACGAGCTTGGGCATGGGGGAAGTCCCTGCAACCCAGTCCCGTCCGTTCAGCCCCATGTAAGTCTCGATGTACTTGTCTGCTATCTCCCCCAGACAGTCGAGGGCATCGTCATATTTCTCATGATGGAACCCCACCCCTGTTTGATAGTGGAGGATTTTAAGGAGAGGGTAGAGCCGGAGTATTTTGTTGAGGTCTAATTTCATGTCGGTTAAATGATGTGAAGAATGAAGGGGAAGGAACGCATCCAGTCAGACATATTGCTGAAATGCAGTTTCATCCAGTAAACGCCTCGCGGATATTTTTCGAGGCCCAGGGTAAACATGTCAGTGGCCAGGAGAACTGTATCTGTAGTCCCTCCCGGTTTCTCTGCGGAGGTATTGCCGGATGCTATATTCTCCCAGACAGGGAGATTGGCATTGTTGTATGGAGCCAGATAAATATCCCAGGAGAAAGCACTGCCCGTCAACCCCAGCGCGGCGGCATGGGAGATGTACAGGTTGATGTTTCCCTGGAAGTCGGCTCCAAGGCAGATTGTCTTAGACGACGTGGCGTGCTGGACTTCGAGGTCTGGGTCAACGCTGATGAGGTCATAGTTGTGCTTTCCTATGAACTGGCCAAGCGCACCGTCAAAGTATAAGTTGGTGTTGTTCATGGGCTTCAGGTTAGCGGGCATCCGTTCCGTTGTCCAGCTTTATTTCCACCCTGCGAGGATATTCTGACGGACAGGGGGCAGACCATGCGGACATCTTATATCCCACGGCAACCGCGGATTCCAGGGGTTCCTTCATGTACTCATACCTGAAACAGACCTTATAATTTCCGCATTCAGCAGTGTGAAGTACGGGGTAAATGTTCTTAGGATGGAAGAGAGCTTTAATATCAGAGTCATGACGAAAGCCTATGATACTTCCGTTCAGAGTAGTGCCCCAGGATGTTGTCCTGTCGTCCTTCTCATACTTGGCACCCATGTGGGCAGAGATAAAGAGCTTATCCTTTTCCGTTCGGGTTTGGCTACATATCAGAGACAGGAGGTCGGATTCACGTACAGGGAATACAGTATTGAGGCATGCAACATTCTTCTCAGGGTTTTCCCGCATCACGGTGGATATGGCTTCCGTAACAGTTTCCTTGTCAGTGGCTTTAAGCTGGATAAACTTCAACCCCTGCAAATTTGCCCAGGAACATACCGACAGGTCATTGGCCAGAACGGTGATACGGGTTCCGTGGATTCCGTGGTTGAGCAGGTAGTTGACGGAGTAGTGGACAAGCAGGGACTCTCGTTCCGGCCAGTCAAGCGTAGCGTTGTACGCAAAGATGATGAAAACAAAATCATCGAATTCGTGATTGGGTAATGGTTCGGACATGACCCCCATCATAGTGGAGAGTTTGTTTCTGTCAACTACTTTCCTCGTCATTCCTCCATAAAATGATTGCGAGAATATACATTTTCCGTATATTCTCGCAATCTAAACGCTCTGACATTTCAATGTACGAAATCCGCTGGGGGATTGTACAGCTGTATTGAAATGTTCAAAGGGTAGTAAACTGGATTCCTTTGAAGAATGTGGTAAGAACAGGCACCTGGGGGACTGTTACCGTGGAAGGAGCATAGCTGAAGTAGGAAGCAAGGAAATCGACTGTCACGCCGCATATCTCGCCAGTCCACTGGATGATACGGGACTGTGTTCCATTGATGTGCTGTCGTCTTCCGAAGTCAGCTGATACGTTGAAGGTTCGGCCAACACCGGAAACCCTCTGTTCATACTGGCCTGTGATATTGTAGCGAAGGTCCAGGTAAACAGCTCCCGTCTCTTCTTCAATGTACCATACCTGGTCAATTAGGAACCGGGCTGTGTTATCGATGAGAACCCCGTTCTCATTATACGTCACCACGTAAATGGAACCTCCCAGGCCACCCTCTGTAGGTATGGGCCAGGTCTTGACTTCATCCAAAGTCATCTCATGCTGTGGCTGATTCGGGTGCCACACTTTCCAGACTTCGTAGTCAAAGACACGTACAGATTCCGTAGGGTAGATATGGGTCTTCCATCCTGCCTGGCTCGGCAATACAGGTGTCATTTCTGGAGTCTTTAATCCTTTCAGGGTATTGTATATCTTCCACGCATCACTGATATTTTTGCACCGGACTCCCGGTCGGTAAGTTGCATCCGCTTTAATGGGTATAGCAAGACCGTTCGGGGTTGGCATACCGTGAAGTGTAGGTCCGGGAGTTCCGTACCAGTACATCTCATTGAAGGGATGTGTCAGCTTCTGGTGCCACTGTTGCAGAAATGAAGCGGGCCTATTCCCCTGCAATGGCTTGGGGTAGAGAAGAAGAGAACTCATGGTGATACAGTACTGGCTTCTGCATACTGGCCGACGTTGCCCGATACTCCGTCAACGTAGCCGCTATACCACATGGCAATTAACCCGGTATTGACCAGCTGGGATTTAACAACCGCGTCGAGCGTCCCATCCTTAGCGCGGGTGACGGTCAGTATGGCTAAAGCGCATTTACTTTTACCATTCCCTTCTTCACTGGTAATAGGGGTAACGACTTCCTTCCCATCCCAGGGCTTATCATCAACAACCACCTTGGCCTGGGTCAGCCCGGTATAGGGCCATGCGTATTCCCACTCCAACAGGATGGGAAGTTCGCCGTCCGTGACGATTTCCACTTTAGCCTTCCCGTCCTTGAACCCATCCACGGTAGCCTTCTTCCGGTCAGTGTCCCGGAAGCCACCCTCAACAATTACTGCGTAGGTATGCCATGCGCCGGAATCGTCCTGCTCCTTAGAGATAGTAACCTTAAACGGGAACGTGCCGCCTCCGCTACCACCGCCAATGAACACAGCACCACGGTGCAACTGCTGAATGTACCCGTTGGTGCCGCGAGTCATCTTGGCCAGAGGAACGGAGAAGTCAGCACTCTCGTCTTTTACGCTCGTCACCGTGGAACTGGCTCGGTCGCTTTTTACATTGAGGTACCAGGTAATGTCCTTGTCCAGCGGTGCCTGCTCTTTGGATTCGACATTGTGCAGGGTTCCCGGTTCCCCACCTATTTTAGTAACCTCATTGCTGTCGATAATTACCCCAGCAACATACTGGATGGCCGCGTTGGCTCCGCTGTTCGTTGGGTCATAGACGATAGCGAACATATTCTCCGGTCGGTTCCGCATCAGGGGGTCGTCGTTGTACGGCGACGGAGTATGTACCATGACATCGCTTTCACCGTAAACTGGGGCAATGGGGTCAGGAAGGGAATCGAACGGCGGCATGTCATTAAACAATTCGGTACCCACGGGAACCGTGGGTACCGGATGATTAAAGAGGTCCGGGGCTGAGGGCAGTTCTGAATATTGAACCTCGTTGTCGGCCATATTACTTCTTGCTGGGTTTTACCTGAACCACCGGAGGCACGTCCGTTTCCGGCTGGGCCTGGCTGTAGGAAATCCGGCCCGGCTCAAGGACAATGCAGGAATCGCCACGACAAATAATTGCATGGTCTTCCGTCATATCGACACGGGTACAGCTGTTCTGGGAGATGAGACCGAAAGCGGCCAGTACCGTAAGAATCCCGGAAATAATCCCAGCGACAATCGCCTTGTACTTGCTGGGCATTCCGAAATCGACGCAGTACTTTGAAACCAGTTCACCAAGAATTTCCGGTTTCTTTTCTCCCAGATTGAGTGCCAGTTTGACGTAGGGGTATTGGCCCGCAGTGTCAAGTTCAGACCATGCAGTACGGGATTCTGTCAGGGTGTATAGCTGTTCAGCTACCTTTTCAATTTCTTCGTGAGTCATTTGTTGATGTACTTTCGGGGTTTGAATATATCGCGGCAGAAGGTTCTGCCACGTCTTGTCAGTTGATAGAGAGCAGGTTCGCTATCCTCTACAATCTCCACCCATCCATCCTCCATCAGTTTCTTGAGATTATAGTTAAGGTTGGACGTGGAAAGAGACAGATAGCGAGACAAAACCTTGACCGTCAGCGTGGGGGTGCCCCCCGCACCGTGAAGGGCGAGCAGGATGCGGAGTCGGGTCAGGCTCATGTCAGGGTCGAATAAATCGACCCAGGACAGAATTGTCAGTAATGCCTCCTGATTGCTGACTTTTGCCATTTGATGGTTATTATTCGTCGTCATCTTCGGTGACATTAGTTAAGCCCATATGCCGTTCCAGGTCAAGAATATTATACGCGAATCGCGTCTTTCTCCCGGCACCCATGTCATCACGGTACCGGACACGCCGGACCTGCCCGCGCTTAAACATGGTGGAGAGGGTCGCCCCATTCTTAAAACCAGTGAGTTCCAGGGCTCCTTCCATATCCGTATATCCGTTAGGAATTCCCTCGTACACGTCTGAGT